ACTTAGCTATTTCTTTTTTATCGGCTGGCGACAAACTGCCTACTAATTTTTTTAAGCCTTTTAGTTTATTTTTCACTTTTTACTCCTTCGTTTCAAAATATCTTGGAAATCTTTTACATCCCAATCTTTATAATACCCTATTTTTTCTAATGTTTCAGATGCTTTGTTCAATTCATCTAATTTTTGCATAAAAACCATATTATAACTTTCGTCAAAATGTGGCTCAAAATGTTCTTGGTCTACTACAACCTTTTCATCATGTTGTTGATGAAAACCCATAACCCACAAGTTTTCACTATTAACAAAAGCATTTAACATGGCGATTCTGCTATCAAAAGTTAACATGTCTAAATCCATGTTTGTATCACAATAAATAATAACATCTTTGTCTGTAGGAAAATTTTTACTTATATCTACTAGGTCTGTCCAATGTAAACATTTAGATAATATTACATCTACCCTATTGTTTTCCCATGTTTTTTTTGCATAAGGACATACAGGTTGTTCTGTTTCTAATACTTCCCTAGACCAATCTCTAACCTCTTGTCTTATAAGCTGTTGACTAATCATTTTTTCTTTTTTACAAATGTTTTTACGTTTGTTGGCTTGCCACCAACACCTTGCTTTCTGGCTCTTTTTCTTCGCACAGCAGAACGCTTTTGTGCTTTAGTCATACGATTAGCAACCCTTTTAGGCACACACTTGGGATATTTTCTTTTAGAGCCTTTAGTTTTTTTTCTACCGCACTTTTCATGGCCACCACCTTTCTTTTTTGAGCCAATATCAACCCAATCTTCGGCAAACCACTTAGTAAGTCCTTTCATTACCTGCCACGCATTTTTGTTTTCTTTCTTCTGTTTTGCATTACTGCACCACAGCCTTTTGCTATAAAACCACCATTTCTAGCGTGTATAACGCCTCCTGTTGCCTTACCTTTTGCACCCTTATACTTACCACCACGTTTTTTGTATGTTCTTACAAGCCATGCAGAGGCATAAGCACTAGGAAAAACATCAAACTTTCTTTTAGCTTCAGCCTTTACTCTTGCGTACAAGCTTGGGTTTGCAACATTACTTGGTGTTTTTGATTTCTTTGAAGCCTTACCACCCTTTTTTAAATTAAGAGTTTCTAAAGTCTTAGCTTGTTTAGCGTGTGTGTTACTAGCTTTTTTTAAAGCCTTAGATACTTTCTTAATTTTATTTTTTACTTTCTTTTTAACAAACATTTTACTACCCTCTTTTTTTTGTTTTTCGTTTAATTTTGGCTTTACTTAATGCTATAGCCACAGCCTGTTTTTGTGGTCTACCTTCTTTTTTTAACAACCTTATGTTTTTACTAATTGCTTTACGACTTTTTCCTTTAGCTAATGGCATCTAACACTTCCACCTGCGTCTTGCTTGTCGTATACGTGAGTTGGGATTGTTTCTGACTTTTGCTGAACTTTTTTTAAGCTGTCCTAAAGACCTAGCACAAAAAGATTTACGTCTTTTTGCAGCTTTACTACCTTTTTTTACTTTACCTGTTACTGCTGTTTTAAGCTTAGAACCGGGATTAGCCTTTCTATATGCAGCTACACCTTTTTTAGTCATGCCTGCACCAGCTTTGGTAGGGCGATAATTACCGCCCTTACCAATAGTTCTTCTAATATTTTTAGCTTTTTTTCTAGGCTTTGCTTTAGCTTTTGCCATTCATCTAATAATTCTTTGTCAAAACAAGAATAATAGAATAAGTGTCGCCACTAGAATGACCTTTGGTTGTAAAGTCTATATCACCTGTTACGCCACTACCCGCATTATTAGGTATGCCTGTAAACAAGTCATAATACTCATCACCTGTGCTATCTGCTGGTAAACCTATAGCAAGCACGTTAGAAGTTGCATCAAACTCTATGTTGACTCCCATACCTGCACACGCCCAATAAATTCTTGTTATAGAAACAGAAGTACACGCCTCACCTTTATCGTTTTTTTCTAAAGCTGATACATCTACTTTTTTTACTGCGCTTTCGCCTGTGCCATCTGATACGTTAGTAAACTTCAAAATGGCCGTTCTTTGGCCATCCTGTATGGTTTGTGAAGTTACTGCGTCTGCCATAATTTACTCCTTATGCGTCAGCAAATGGTGTAACTATTGTGCCTGAGCCTAAAATAATACCTTCTACAGCATATTTAGCACTAGCCATAGCAGTTACTTTAACGATACTACCTGCTAATCCGCCTTTTGTAGAACCATTCATAGTGATTACATCGTTAGATGCTCCTGAGATAAATACTTTACCTGAAGCATCATCTTTACCTGTATATAAACCACCAACAAACTTATCAGTACCGTCAGTCAAAATATCCATGTCTGTAGCTGCTGTTTCTACTACAAAGAAGAAAGAAGCGCCTAGATTGTTTAATTGATTTGGGTCTGTATTATCACCGGGGTCAGTTGTTACTATGCTTGGTAAAGTGAATTTACCGTCCGCGTCATTACAAGTTAAAATTTTACCTGAATGTGCAGCAACTGTTAATGTAGTGTCTGCTGTTAAGCTAACTACTGAAGCATTACCTGCTGTTATAAATCCAGCTAATGATTTAACTGGACCTGAAAATGTACTCTTTGCCATATTAAGTTCTCCTTAATAAATCTATCGTCTTGGCTTGTCTGCTAGGTCAGTCGATAGAATAGTTATTTTTTCCTAGACTTCGATTGTATATTAGTTTTTTGCAAAAAAAAAGGGAGCATCAAGCTCCCTTTATTAGTTAAGAACCTTAGGCTCCTTGTGAAGCAAATACTCCACGCCAGTTAGATACACCAAATGAATATCTTTCTCTAGCTCTATATCTAATGTTACCTGTTGAAAATTCAGGCTCCATTGTGGTTTCCATAGGTGTTCTATTGAACATCTTTAAACCTTCTCCATCTTCATTTACTGATGTAAGTATGAAATACGCATCAGGGTCTGTGAGATAGTGATTTACACTAAAGCCACTAGGTACTGAAGATTGATTTTTAATAGAGTTAATATCATTGTCTGATGTAGCAACTCTGCCCGGTGTATTTAATAGTCTATCAGCCACAAAAACAAGTTGTGGTGGAACAATTAATTTGTCAGGACGAACTGCAATAATCAAGTTCTTATCATCAACAAATGTTGATATATCAATAATATTATCTTCTAGTGAAGTTTCATTGAGGTCAGCC